CTGCCAGATGCATTAACTGTAACATTGTAGGTATTTCCATCTCCCTGTCCTTTTCCTGACTCTTCCCGGACGATCTGTCGCAGTAAGCTTTCCGGCGTTTCCAGGTTATTTCCTTTCTTTTGATCTCCTAATACTGCAAGAAATTCACTCCGCGGTGGAATAACTGCACCGCTGGCCAGATACGGAATAGTCCCGACACGCGGGAACGTTGCGTGGAACCCGATTCTCTTTGTTCCGAATGGTGTAGGTACATTCCATGGACCAAAAGAAAATGCTGATTCAATTCCACCAATTGCGTTGTTGATTACTCCGATTGCATTATTAACGATATTAATTGCCTGATTAATTGGCCTTTTAATAAAGTCCACGATACCTTCAAATGCTGATTTGACCGCATCTCTGGCAGCATTAAACTTATCAGTAATAGCAGTTTTTATTGCTTCAACTTTGTTAGACACAAAAGTAGTAACGCTTTCCCATGTTCGAGATGTCTTGTCTTTTATTTTGTCCCAAACGCCTGTAACCTTAGTTTTGATTGCGTCAAACACTGTCTTTGCTGTGGTTTTGAGAGCACTCCATAAACCAGAAAGAGTCTTTTTGATTGCATTCCAAACCGTTGATGTTGATATTTTGATAATATTCCAAACACTAACTATCTTTCCCTTTAAGTTGCTTAATGTGCGCGTTACTGATTCTGCCAATGCGCGAGTTTTTTCAACAACCCAATCTTTGAGTTTTGTTGCTGCTGCACATATTTCATCCCAGTTCTTATATAGCAATATGCCAACCGCTATTGCAGCTGCAATGGCAATAGTCAACGGACCGCCTAATGCCGATACTAATGCACTGATTCCACCTAACAAGCCTCCACTTCCTGTAAATAGAGCAATTAATCCTTTTATAGCTATTACAATTGTTTCAATAAGTGGAACAATCTTAGATGCCGCAAATGCTCCAATAAGAGCCGCTCCTATTGCATCAATTATCCACTGATGCTCTCCAAGAAATGTAAATAATTTGGATACAGCATTAATTACCGTAGGTAATCCTGTTTCGATAATCCATTTCAGCATTGGAAGAATGATATTTACATATAGCCATTCAAGAAAGTTTCCAATTGCAGTAAGAAGCGGAGAAAATGATTCAAATAAATTTTTAATAGATTCCAACAATGGATAAAAATTTAATTTACTTGCCCATTCTGCTGTGGCAGCGGTAATTCTATTTATAAAATCAAGAACAACATTAAATGCATCTGCAATTGCCTGAATAATTTGTGTTCCTACCGCATTTTTGTTCCATGCTTCATTTAATTGATTGGCTATATTTCCAATAGTATTAAGAATATTTTGCGCAATTTGAAGCATAGTTGTAAGCATTTGAGTGCCAGTCCCGTTTGTCCATACTTCTAACAGACTTTTGCCTACACTTTTGGCAAGCGCTCCAAGACTGGAAAAAGCAAACTTCGCTGCATCAATGGTGTTTTTACCTTCTCTTCTCCAAGCATTCTGAAAAGGCTTCCAAAGTTTTTTAAGCAAATCTGCAAGTTTCTTTACCGAATTACTAATCTTATCAAGAACCGTCTCGCCCTCTGCCACTTTTCCGTAATCAACATTTTGTACAGCATCTTTCATCTGATCCGCAAGTCCGCCGGTTGCACCCGGTACTTTTGACGATGAATCTGCGCTTTTATCCGTTGAGTAATTATTTATTTCGTCGAGGGGACTAAGATATCCCTTTGCTGCCTTAGTGGCTTTCTTAGTTGCGTCCGCTGTATCATTTGTTGCATCTGCCAGCTTTTCAGCATTATCGGCAGCTTCTCCGTATTGATCGGCTGTGTCGGCTATTGCATCCGTTCCGGCAAGGCCTGCGCCACTCGCGCCTGTTTGTCCAGAAGACTTCTTTCCGGTAATCAATTCCGTAAATGACTTGAAGGCATTTGCCAGAGTTGCTAACTTACCGAGTAAGATATTGATAACTTTCAGAACAGGAGTAAAGAGGTTGATTAATCCCTGTCCGACTGTTGCCTTGAGAGATTGCAGCTGTAACTGCATCACTCGCACCTGGTTCGCCCAACTGTCAGATGTTCGGATGAAATCACCAGATGCGGCAGACAACTGTTTCTGTACAAAAGCCAGGCGGAGAGCCACTTTCTCCTGCTCTGTCATTTCAGATGTGGTTTTCCCATAACCATTAGCCAGCGCATACTGGTCAAGTGCTGACTGGGTCATTACCACGCCGAGGTCCTTGAGTGTTTCCGTTTCTCCTGTAAACACTGATTTCAGCTTAATATAAGCCAAGTCTTGGCTGATGTTATAGAATGATGCCACATCACCAGTTAGCTGTGTTAGAGCCGTTGACATATCATAAGCCTGTGCTTCTGAGAATCCGAACGACTTAGACATTGCTCCGAACGTACCAACATACTGTTTTGCCATCGTCTCTGACAGCCCGGCTGAGGTCATAGCGTTCTTTGCGAATTCATTAACCTTATCCGACATGGTTGTAAATGTAACATCGACCACGTTTTGCACTTCTGCCAGATTAGAACCAAGTTCTACACACTCTTTTCCAAACTGGGTCAATTTCCCAATTGCGAATGCTCCGCCAATCAGTATGCCTATTTTTTTTACTACGCTGCCAAGTCCATTAAATGACTGTTTGATTGCTGACACGCCGTTCTGGACACCGGTTGTATCCATTCTGGTATCAATAATGACTGAGCCATCAGCAGCCATGTGTCCACCTCCTAACTATTTGAGGTTCAACATCTCATTCAACTTATCTTTATAAGCTTGCTCTTCGTCGCTGAGACGTGCTTTTATATCAATAATATTCTTGTTTTCCTGATAGAATTTCTTTTCCCATTTATCGAGCTTTTCACCCTTTGCTTTTTTTGACCGGATTCCGACAACCGTGTTGAACAGGCACTCGCCAGACTCCATAAAGTATCCGAAAAACGTCCACCAGTGCATATAAGGCACTGCTCTGATTTCTTTGCCAGCAACCTTGTTTACCGCCGGAACGATCATATCTCCATCCTGCTCCCAGTCCATCAAGCGGGGTTTTGGCTTATTCGGACTATCATCAATTTGACCGCAGTCGATAAACTCGCAGGCTTTCTGACAAGCTTCTGTAAGATGTTCTGGGGGTATACTTTGCCAGTCCTCAAATAGAATCTGTAACATAACAACTGCTTTTGCCTGCTCGTCTAATTCCGGGTCATTCATGGCAATGAGAATATCAATAATTGCTCGAAAATCCGTTCTTATAGAAAAATCCACCCCACTGATGTTGAGTGAGGTGGGAAGTTCATAGGCGGTCATTTTGCATACTTCTCCGTGTACCTATTGACCACTTCCTGCATTTTTTTCTTTCTCTTTTCAATTTCCGGAGTAAGTGCTTCATTGATTTTGTCCAGAACGATATAGGCAAACACCTGACCATTTCCGAAAACAGTTGTTGCGGTAATTGGTTCTTTAAATAAATCCTTAGATGCTTCGTATCCGAGCATATAATTGATTTTGTCCTCAATCTGTTTATTAATCTCCGCCATCTCTTTGCTGGAAGAAACATTTTTAACAGATTCCTGAGCCTGTTCAAAGAAAGTTTCCAATTCTTCCGCTCTTGCTGCAATGTTAATGTCAGTAGGGTTCAGCTTGAATGAAGAGAACACTTCACCCTGTTTGTTCGTGAATGTGAAAAGAAGAAATCCATCATCAATATTTGTGTTAATTGTCTTTGCCATTTTCTACGCCCTCCTAAGAATTATTCGCTGTCAGCTGTGAATGAGCCGGAAGTAATATCAAATTTACCTTTGACACGTTCTCCAACGTAATTAACTGTGAATGGAATCTGATAACCGGATGTATCACCGCCGTAGGATGTCGGCACAACATGGCAATCCTGCTTGTATGCTTCGTATTTACCGGCTGTTGCTTCTTTCCAGAGGTGTACTTCAACTGCACTTGTTTTCAAATTATCGTCTTTAAGACGTTCGTCAACGATCTGTTGAAGCTTTTCAAACAGGTCTGATGTGGTATCTGCATAGAACGGATCAGCGTCAGAAGAAGCTTCGTAGCCGTTATGTTTGAATGTGGATTCTCCGAGAATGTTTTTAGATGTTTCAGTATCCGGATTGAGGTCAATATTGTACTCTTCCAGATCTTTTCCAAGACGCTCATATTTTGGTGTCAGTCCTCCACAAAGAGAACCAGAATCAATATAATGAGCCATATATTTACGGTCAATTTTGCCTGTAACTGCCATAGAAATGTCCTTTCTGCCTATAACTTTTAAAAGGCTGTGTAGGTTAGCGACTATCTCCAATTGATAGCCGGTTGTTACTTGTTATATTACTTCATAAGTATTTTCGTAGCGTACTGACAATGGCAATAACCAGTCCTGTACGCCGTTCTCCTGCGGCTCTGTACCGTAGGAGTTTCCACGGGTTATACGTTTTATCACTCGCCCTTGCGAAAGCTCTGGAAACGCATTTAAACGTGTCTCAGTGCCATTTATGACAACTGGTTCTCTGCATATCCATTTACCGAGATTATCCAAAAATTTCTGAACAGATAATTTCTGTCTCTCCTTGTCGGATGCTGTTCGGTATACCACATAAAATGGATACTGGCATACCTGATGCATTACGCCACAAACATCTTCTTTTTCTGAATAGATCAGCGCCCCGTTGTCTGCTGAAAACGCAATTCCCGATTCTTTGCCAAGTTCCTCGAATTTGATTATTTCATTGTCGTGTAGTCCCGGATACTGGTTTAGAAGTGCTTTCATGGCGTCTGTCAGAATGTCATATCCGGTTGCATCTACTCCGATAGGTTTATCTGCCATGTCTGCCACCTCCTGCCTGTGCTTTTACTTTGCGAAGCCATGTACTGCCGTATTTTCGTTTAGCGGCATCGAACCATTCAGCTTGTACCTGAGTATGCGGTGATTTTGTATATTGAAGATTCTCCTTTGCGTTCGTCTTGCCAGAATACTGACTCACAAGAACCTTTTCCGCATCGTGTCTTGCCCATGTGCTACCTGTTGCGGGGTCGACCATGGTTTTTCCAAAATAAAGAAAACGTCCATATGGTTCTGCCGCCGCACATACAAATCCAGTCCCTTGCATCGATGTACTTTTGGCTCTTGTTCGGTCAATAAAATCTCCCGAAATCATTGGCATAAACTCTATCATACTGTCCATAACCATTCCATCAAGGAGGTACTGGGCTTCTTGATACTGTCTGGAGAATCTATCCATATTCAGTTTAATTTTCATATCTCCATCAACTACGGAAAAACCTTTGAAATGATGAATTTTACTCATATTACTTACCCAGAATCTCAAAATGTGGAATCAGTGTATACGGACCGCCTACACTGGTAATCTTGAACACGTTATCCTTATTCTCATTCATGTACTGATAGAATCCATTTCGATAATCACTGTCAGTTATCGTTCCACCAGTCCACTCACCCTCCCAGAAAAACGATTCATCTGAGAATGTAATCGTATCCTCCAGAGCGTTGTTAATCTGTCTTTTCCACTCCTTAGGCGGTACCCATGGGAGAATCTTGACATCCTTGTCAATAATTGTTATATCGCCATTCTGGGCGGTATAGCGTACGTGCAACTGTGCGTTGTCTGTTGCGTCTGGCCCGTACTTTTTAAGGATTGCTCCTTTGTCGGTAACGAGGTCGACGCCAGATAAAACATGAGGATACCAGTACGCATCTCCAGTCGTTTTGCTTTCGTAATAATTGAAAATCGTCACTGTTTTTTCGTACATGATACCCTCCTTTTTACAGTTTTAAATATTTATATCTGTTCTTCTTTGCGTATTTAATGGCTTCTTCTACGCTGTCAAAGCGTTGTCTAACATCCTCTTTCTTGGAGATTCCCTTGGCATGATAATTACCCTCATCGTCCCAGTTCGATATTACATTTCTTGTTCCAGTCATATAATAGGAATAGCCCTGTTTGTTTGGCTCGGCTTGCTTATGTATGACAACACTTCCACTTCCGAAACCGCTTGTGCCGCCTCTACCACCCATTACACTTCACCTCGTTAAATTTGTCAGAAAATGCCTTAATTCTAACAATATTACCCTTACACTCTTCCGGGACTTTTCCGTAGAAAATAATACTTTCTGGATGCAATCGTTCAATCATAGCATTATAGTCAGATAAGAATAGGCGTTTTTTGCCTAAACTGTTCATGCATCCAACCGAACTTACCGCAACCGTTCCGCCCTCTGGCTCACCGTCAAAACACCAATCGTAAGAATCTGGCGTACTCCATGAGATTGTCGGAATTACATTGCAACCATATTCTTGCAGATATGCGCCAATCCAATGTTTGCGATAATGATTATAAATCTGGATAGCTTTTGGGAAATCGGTGTAGGTACTAAAATCCGGTGTTAGAACATACCGGAATTGGCTCAGCTTATCAACATATCTGTCTGGATTCCTCCATAATGCGTCAAACTGGTAATCATCCAGGAAGAAATGAACCGCTTTCCCTTCTGGATTACTGCATTTACCTCTTGCGTAATTGAATCCGACAAACTCACAGTTACCCTCGAATAATTCCGGTTCTAACTGCGGTATGCCGTATTCACCAACGCCGGGAAAGATACGGCGGTTTAGATTTTCGTAAGCTATACTCGTCTCTCGGTTTGCCATAGATTACTTCTTTCCACTTCCAAAGAACCACGAATCAAAGTTTTTCATTCTGCGCTTTCTAGCTCTGTCATAAGTGGTGGTAGTACGGCTTGTATCGTGCAAAGCACTTGTATCGCCTTTTTCAGAAGCCTTTGAAAATTTGTGCATTTCATCTCTCATGGCTGTACTGGCATTGACTAATTTTCGATGCTCTATAGCAAGCCTTTGATTTTTAAATAACGCCTCTGCACTTCCAAGTTTTGCGATTTTCCTTTTACTCTCGCTCAATCTGTCATTTATATAATTCATTGTCTTTACTGCTTCACTCTTTGTCTTGATTGACTTAAAGTAGCTAGTGTTTTCTGAATTAATGACCTTCTCAAGTTTACTGTCTTTCTTAACAGTTCCACTCCCTCTTAAAGCGTCGCTTTTCTTTGAAGAATTAAAGTACACCTTCGCAATAAGCTTAGAAACTGGCTTCTCGTTGTTTAATCCACTACTTCCACCACGTCCGCCCATAAAATCACTCTTTCTGCACTGTCTGCTTAATAACCTGATTTACGCCAGTTGCTGACAATCCATTAAACATACCGACTGCAACTGCCGTGATATAGTCCGTTGCCGGGAAGTCCGGGATAATTCCCATTCCGACTGCTCCGAGAATCCCGCCAGTAATTGCCATGACTACTGGAATCCATTCATCAGAGATTCTTTTTGACGCTTTACAGCCCATTCCTACGATGTAGCAGATCATAACGATTGCTACACATGAGCCTAATGTTGAAATATCCATTATTTATCCTTTCTGGTTGGGACTACGTTTCCGCAACCCATACAATACTTTTTGCCGTTTTTATACTTTACGCACGTGCAGTTGTCTACTTCACAACATTTCTTATCGTTTACTTCGACGTAATCTTTCATATCATTTACACTCCTGCATACAATACTGGTATTCCATCGTCCGTCCTTACTCCCATCAGAAGCGGCAATGCTGTCTTAAGGAGTAAATCATTCGTTTTCTGTACATCCCCAGCGGCGGCATACACCGCACTCCATTCCTTTGCACTCGCTCCAATCTGCTGTGGTGTGGCGTAAGAGATGGATTCACTGCCGGAACTTACAGATGTTACAATGCCTGTTGTGCTACCACCGGACCCGATTGTGGTTGATGTACCACTAACGGCGGCATTGGCAGCATTCTTTTCAGCAAGCTCAATCTGATACATTAATTCAGCTAATGAACAGACTGCCTTTTTGATGCGCTTCTGAGAGCGTTCATTTTCCGGCAGCCCGTCCACCAACCTGTCAAATGTCATTAAGTCCACAAAATCACTGGCTCTTTCCGCCAGTCGTGGGAAGTCGGCTTCTGGCACAACTGAACCGAAATATGAAGTTGTGTAAAATTCATAATCTGCATAAGCCATGCCAGTTACCTCCTACATTTATGATTTCGCTGTTACAGTCGCATGTCCGGCGCTCAGTGCTTTATAGGTACTGTCGCACTCAACCACTGTGATTACCTGTCCTGTTGTTGCGGTAATGTCAGATTCTCCATCCCACGCGCTCCAGTTCTTCACATTCTGTCCGTAGTCTACGGAAGTCTCAGATGATGCAACTTTGTACTTGTACACATTTCCTGCGCTTACTTTTGCCGGAGTAACAGTCACTTTTGTATCTCCGCTCTTACTTCCTGCTGCGGAGTTTACAGTGAGAGTTCCAAGTGTCTGAGTTGTGTTGATAGTTCCGACAGCAACAGCGTCAATATATTCTGCAAAGAGGGTAAGTCCCATGATTGCGAATGATTCAGACACTGCTGTGTGGTAATTGCCCTGTGTATGGAATCCAATCAGATTTGTTTCACCGGATACAGTATATACAAGACCCGCTCTTGCGAAATCAGATTCGTTCGGGTCAACATAGTACAGAACGATATTTTCAACAGGTGTAGCGATTACTGTTCCTCTCGGAATTTCACTGTCAGACAGTAAGAAAATCGTATTAAATCCCAGGAAGTCTTTCACATACTGGAAGCCAAACTGGTTCTGAATAGAAATCTCAGCTGCTCCGATATACTCATACACGTCCAGAATATTTACAAATCCAACAACGCCAGTCACATTTCTGTGCATCTGCTTAAATTTGTTTTCTACGCGACCCTTAGCCATTGCCAGAGCCATCTGGAAAGTGGTTTCCGTGAATGAGAGAGTACCTGTTTTCAGATAGTTGTAAAATCTTTCAGTAACATTGGTCTGAAGTTGGAAGAGAAATTCATCATCAGTCATCTGAACAGCGTTCTCGTAACCGTGATCCTTGATTGCTTCGATAGATACAGCCTTTGCGTACTTCTCGATAGTCATTTCCGCATAGTTCTTTTCTTTTACAGTGAATTTGCTGTAAGGGATTTCCTCGCCCTCACCAACATTTCCGCTCTGCAAAGTACCCTCTGCGTACTTAGATTTCAGTACAGCACCCGGCTGTTTTTTGATAGGTCTCATGATGCCCAGAATATCACGTAAGTGCTGCCAGTTTCTTTCGAATCTGGTAACAAAGTCAATCTCACGTGCCTTTACCTGAATATCATTAGTCATAATAAGATTAGCTTTTGCTGCCATATAAAAAAATCCTTTCTACCCATAATTGTTAAGGTATTGGGTTAGCGGCTATACTCTGATGTATAGTCGGTGTAAAAAAATCACTGGAATAACTGGATATTCTGAGCAATTGCAGCCTGTCTCTCGGACGGGTCTTTGATTGCTTCGATATCTTTCTTTGTCATGATTCCCGGTGTCTGTTGCTGTCCAACATGAGTAGTAAACCTTGCCTGATTCTGCTGAGCCTGTTGCTGAGATTCATCCACAAAAGCTGATGCGTCAGACTGTTTCATCTGCTCGATCAGGTCATTCAGTCCAAGGATTTTACCGTCTTTCAGCTTCAATCCTGCTTCCTTGATGTCTGCCATAACAGACTTCTTTGCAGCCTCACTGGAAAATTTAACATCATCAAGTGCTGTTTTAAGTGCGTCTGAGAAATCGCGGTCATAAATCTTCGCATTAAATTCCTTCTCTGCGTCCTCCGCTTTTTTCTTCCATCCAGCAAGCTCTGTCTGAATGTTCGCCGGGTCGATGCCGTCAAAACCTTTTAGGGTCTCTTCTGCTGTCTCAGCACGTTCTTTCCAGTCATCACGTTCACTCTCGACTTTCGACAGAGTTTTCGCTACTTCTTTTGCGTTCTTATAATGCTCAGAGAGTGCTTTCTTCACATCTGCCTGTTTATCTTCCGGGATTTCAATTCCAAATGATTTTAATGTGTCAATAAGTTTCTGCATAACATCCTCCTGGTCGTGTTTATTGACCTGCCGCCGCAGGTAAATGGATTAAGCCAGTTAGACCACTGGCAAGGTAATTGGAAAGGCAGGAATCGAACCTGTGACACATAGCTTACAAGACTACTGCTCTACCACTGAGCTACATTCCATTAACCCGGATTCCCGGGTTAGCAAGGTATTTAACGTGTTATGCCTGCCACGAGTTGTTTCGGATATTTATTTCTTTTAAAAGAAAAGCATGAATAACAAAAACCTTAATCAAGGAGGTGAGCCATCTTGCGTGCCAGACGGCAAATACGCACGACAGGATTCGAACCTGTTTAACTTTCCATTAAAGCGTGCGCACCAGCTACTAAATTAAAGAAAGGAGGATTAAAACGAAAATGTCAAAACAACCGTTTTACTTGTGCTTCCTGCTGCACAATTACATTATAACAGATTTCTTTTAACTACCTCTCTACCACTTTTTGTGTTTTTAAAGCATATCCCGGAGTTTTTCCACATATCTTTTAACAAGATCGCGTTCCTCCCGGCACTCCGCATCTTTAGACATATCGCTCATTTCTGTTGTAAGTTCGTCCAGATGTTCTTCCAGAGCGGCAAGCATCTTCCTTTTGCAGTCTTCAGACTTGCCGGAGCGATAGCTTTGCTTCTGCGCCATGTAGTCATCGTAAGCGTCTCGCCCATCAGAGCGACTGTAATGTCCTCTGACATAATGTTCACCACGTCTGGCATAAGAATTGCCTCTGTCGTAATCCGGCATCATTCTGCCATCATTTGCGCTGTATCTCCCCATGCTGTCCCGCTTTCTTCCGCGCTCGCTGTAATCGTCATTGTATCCGCCACGCATTTCATCAAGGACAGTGTTGTAATATTCCACTTTCTTGTCCCAGTACTGCGTATTCTTGATATCTTTGTACATGTCAATCAGCTTATATGTCATATCCAGATTTCCAGTGGTCAGCCCACTGTCAGCAATTTTGGACAGTTCGTCTTCAATTCTTGCACATAAATCCTTGATATCTCTCATAACTGCACCTCCTACGCTTCTCTGGTTACAACAATGTTCGCATTTGCAACAGAAATAGCCTGATCACTGGTATTCTCTACTGCAATATTAACGCAACATCCGCGTGGTACATCAATATAGATACCAGAGGACACATTGTTATACTGGTCTACTGCTGCCGGTGTGGAAATCATCTGTGAAGATAATACAGGCTCGCCAGAGATTGCAATAGCCAGAGAAATAGCTCCGACAGTACCGCCTGTTGGAATTGCGATATTACCAGAAAAATCCACGAAGAATCTTGCTTTACACTGGTTGGTCAGTCCTCTCAGGGTAATGATTCCGCTTCCCTCTCTGTGCTGAATACAGTTAGAACCTTTAACTGCTGTGTTTGAAAATACTACGTTTCCATTTGCTGCTACAGTCTGAGCAGCTACATTTGTAAATTCTGCCATAAAAATACTCCTTTCATATCACAAAAGGACAGGTCTCAGCCTGCCCCTCTGTGTAATACGGCATAAGCCGACATTCGAATCAGTCGAAAGATACTCTCGATATGAAGTTATCAGCAATTGCATCCAGTGTTGCATCCGCATCCGTAAAATGTGTTCGGATTAGGAACCTGATATGCCGGAATCGGTGCTGGATTAATCGCATTAATGAGCTGCTGTGTCTGAGAAGCCATTGCAGTTGTGAGAAGCGCACTCTGGCGATCCTGAGAAGCAGCACGTCTGAGGTCATTGTTTTCAGCCTGAAGAGAAGAAATCTTTTCATTGCAAAGATAATCAAGGATTGCCCTTGTTCCGGCGTTCTGGCTGTCGATAATGTCTCTTGTGTTACTGTTCATGGTGTTCTGCAATGCACAGGTATTCTGTGCCATGTTGTAGTTTATGCCCTGGATTGCTTCTCTGGTTTCGCAGCAGCAGTTTGCAAGCTGCGCCTGGAGTGCATTGGTATTCTGCATATTCGCTACAGTATCGGCATTGATTGCCTGCTGGATGCCAAAGCCGGTCTGCATGATGTTTGTGTTGATTCCATTAAATCCGGTAAGCATACCGTTATTTACTGCATAGAATCCATCACAGAGACCATTGTTGATTCCGTCAAGCTTGCTGATCACAGCGGAATTGTCGAATCCTCTCTGAATATCCGCCTGAGTAGCTGCTGTGGCTGCATATCCGCCGCCGTTTCCATTATTGCCCCAGCCGTTGTTTCCCCATCCACAAAATACGAACAAGAAAAGCACGATAAGCCACCATGCGCCATCTCCACCAAACATGCCGTCGTTATTTCTACCATTTCCAGTAGCAGCGGCAATATCTGCTAAGCTATAATTTCCATCCATAATATAATCTCCTTTATTGTGTATTTACATCAATCTGGCCAGATTGTAATGTATTATTTCATATTTTTTAGCAGGTTTTGAAACTGTCCTGCCATTTGCTGAACCTGATTAAGTTGCTGCTGAGAAATCCGTCCAGACTGCAACATCTTCTCAACTTCTGCTTTCGGGTCTCCTTTAAAATTCTGTTTAAACTGCATAAACTGCTGTATCATCTGCATTGGTCCGTTTCCCTGCGACATCCCACCGCCAAGTGCGTTAAATAATGGATTACTCATCTGCATTTCCTCCCTTGTTTGCTGACTCCTGCACGGTATTAGCCCTAACAGGTTCAGAAAACGAATTTAATCGACTTGCTATAGCGTCACATTTGGCTTTTAAATCATCGTATTCCTGTCTGGTGACGTACTTACTGTCCATGTTCTGAACAGGCTGTTTAGGCGGCATCTGAGTGCCTACTTCATGATACTCAAACGTTCGCAATGGCTGTGGCATACCGGAAACGTCTGTGGATTTTATAAAGAATTTTTCTGATTCTGAATCCATTAGTAAAACACTTGTCCCGGGTGCTACCAGATAGGATTTTGCACCTACTTCTCCAGACACCCACAGGATACCATTGTTATTCTGCTGCGGTTGCTGCACTGGTTGAGTTGGCATCTGGACAGGCTGTTGCTGAAACTGGTTCATCTGTCCCGGAACACCAAAACTATATTGATAAGGATTGTTATATAATGCCATCTCGTACACCTCCTATGACTTATTCTATGACTTATTCTATGACTTTCTATAGCTATATTTTTACATAAAAAAAGAACCGGAAACAGGTCGTTTCTGGCTCTAATTAGTATCCAAAAAGTATCAGCACACTTTGGTTATTTTATTATTTACCCTCCGGCTTAACCGCTTTGCTGTAGATATGCTCACATTCATCTGTTCAGCGCAGTATTCGAGCGTATATTCCTTGCATCTCAATCGGAACAATCTTTCTTCGTCCGGCGTGAAATTACACTCTATCAAGAACTTGTCTATATCTTTCTTTGTGAACACATATAATTTCATGAGCATACCCCTTATTAATGCAATTAACGCTGATTCTGTGCAAGATACTCCGTGAGCTTCTGTTTTGTTTTTTTTAATTCTTCTACATTATTCCCACTAATCTGACTATCCAGCATGGTTGACAACACTTCCAGAATCAATGAATCACGCTCTGCAATCCTCTGAAGACTCTCGTAATCTCGTTTGTCATGTTCTTCCAATGTCTCTACTCGCTTATTAAGTCGAAACGCCGGTGTAATCCATTTAAAAATTACGGCTGCCGCCCCTCCAACAATAGACACTCCTCCGCAAATTGAGAGGAATACTTGTACAAATTCTGATATGCTCATTTAGCTACTCCTTTTCCCAGTAATATACTGGAATCTCGTTACCACTATCCCATGTATCGAAATATTTGCCCTCTTGCACTGTCACCACATGACCATCTATGCAGAGGATATACGTACCTGTCGGATGGTCTGTGCAAAAGTCGTTGACTGTATAGATATACCGTTCTGATTGCTCAATCAGTTTTCGCCTGTACCCACGTTTATAGAGGTACGCTCCCCAGACATAATTTGCGCTTGGCATATCTGACAGGGCACATGCTTGTATCATTAATCCGGCGAATACCGTTTCCCAGTCGAAGCCAGTTGCTTTGCATATTGCTCGGACAACGCAATCTCCTGTTCTTTTATCCTTAACAGGATTCGGATTATAATATTCCCATCTGTCCATCAGTCAATCCCCTTTGCTGTCTTATATCGTTTTGCCGCTCCTCTGGCTTTAGCGGCGTTCTGGTGATTCCACTTAGCGATCATAAGTCGGTCTTGCAGTTCCCTCAGGTCGTTCCGCTTGCAGTAATCTTTGTATGCAGTATTTTGCTTCTGCAAAAGATAAGATTTCCGGTCAAGGTCTTGCTGTAATGCGAATTTCGCCTTTTCGTTCGGTGCATTGTTAACTCCTGCTTGCAGTCCAAGAACCTCTCTCTTCGTTTTGCGGATTCTTCGCTCATAAGTACGTTGCCGCTGTTCTTTTTCGTACTGCTTTCCCTTGTCGGCTTTGTCCTGCGCTGATAGTTCTGCATAGGGATTCGGCATTCCTTCCGTCCAAACTGAAAAATGATGTCTGCAATTTACTCCACATATTCCATCAGCTTCGCCATAATGACAGTTTTCAATAAAATCTGGATATTGACTTGCTTTTTGCTCCAGCATTCTACGGTATTCTGATGTGTCTCGCTCTCGAAAAAACTCCGGCTTGATTTCTTTTAATTTTTCCCAGTCTATGGAAAATACCTGCCCTTGCCATACTTCATGACTTGGGCGACTTCCTATGTGCGCCGATGTCAATACTAAACCGTATCCCATTTCTTTCATTCTTGTCAACTGAATATCAGCACACGCCTGAGCCACTCCAGTTCTGACAGAACGTGCGACTGCTGTTTCGATTGTGTCTTTTCTGCCAGATGGATATGTGACCGTAACACCATCACTCACAACATTATTAACCGCCTCTTTGATGGCTTGCGTATATCCAACTGCCCCAGTCATTACATGATTATATGCAAGGTCGCATTGGTTGATATACAGCGTCTGAGCCGCATTTGCAGTTGTCCTTGTGAAGTTCCGCCATTCTCCCATTGTAGCAAGCATATTTCGCTCCATGAGTCTTATCATAGCTGGCGACTGTTCGAGCGGTACAGGGCTTAATCCTGCCGCCTTGTATACCTTGTCATCATAGTTCATTGCAGTGATACCGGCATCTTCAAACGCTTCAAAAAGTTCCTGTTGTTCACGTTTAGTGTATTTGGATAATTCTGCCAGAATGTCCTCTAGCAGTTCGCCGGATTCCTGCAACGTCCTGATTCTCCACGCATCGGCATTGGTCAGAATATAATCCTCACCTCTGCCGATTCTTGCCATCATTCTCGACACAATCTCAGAGATGATGTACTGATGCAGTTCTTCTGCTATCTGTTCACTACCCTCTGTAATTTGCCGTAAATATTCTGGGCTTAACATAACTATTCATCTCCAAACAATTTTGGCTCGTCTGGCTGAGCTTCTTTGACCATTGCTACTGCCTCGTCTTTCGTCATTCCCTCGAATTTTACAAAATACAACCATGCCGGAACTTTTCCAGTTGTCACATACTGCCACCATCTCGCGCGGTCATTTTCCCTGACATAGAGAATGTCTCCAAAATCATAATTGACTTCGTATGCTCCGACAGGTGCAAGCCCGTACAGGTCAGCGTAGACATTCAATGCGTAAATAACTTCATCCAAACAGGATTCCAGTTTGTCTCGAACGTCTTTGATGAACTGCACTGTCCTCTGCTGTTCTGCTTCTACTCCTGTAGCTGTCTGAATGCCGCTAGCTTCGTTGAAAACAAAGTATCCGTTAGAGAATCCAATCTTGTACCCTAACTGGCTTAAAAGGGCGTTTATGCCGCTTATACGGGTATCTGTGTTGAGCTGCGGATTGATTTCCTGATAGAATTCTTTCTCAACCTGTCCGAATACATTCTTGACAAAGTGCGGTAAGCTCATCTCATTACGTCTGTTCTCCATGCCCTGTGGCGACATGGCTGCTACAGGTGTACCGCTTGGCATCAGCAGCCTATCATCTGCCAGAACAATCTTCTGCGAATCAAAAATTTCTCCGGCGTTACGGCTATATGCAATGTCGAGATCTTTTAACTCTTCGATAGCTTCGGCAAATATTGGCAAACCCAATGGTGCGTTAATATCCACGTTATTTGCCTGCGGTGTCCGCAGTACTCCGTACAACGGTCCGTCCAGCTTCTCGCCGTTCGCCTTAAGAATCGGCGGTGTATCTGCCATGAGGTCAGCCCATTTGGTCTGTTTAAGGTCAATCTTATCGCCGATGCTCTGAGGAGACTTTGACACATAGGCTCTGTTTGAAACATAGTACGGATAAGTTGTCACTCCGTCCACTGCTATCTCAACAAACCTGTGATATTCGAGTCTCGTATAGTATTTTCTACCAACAGTATAAGAATCCTTGAATATAATCCCCTTGATCTCCTGATTGTCGTAATCCACAATCATCACATCTGCCGGAGTAAATACGTCAAGACTCTCGCCGTTCGGCTTAATGAACACGGTTCCATAAGCACAGCCGTATTCTACCCAGTGTCGGATCTGGAAGTATACCTTGTCAATTTGCTCCTGCAACCATGTTGCCCTTGCAGAACCGTCTATCTGAATGCCGATCGCCAATGTTGCGAGGCGAGCTGTCTCTGAGCAGACAGATTTCGCAAAATTGATCGTCTTGATGTTATTCTTGTCATCTAACCATTCCGGCGCACCTCTGTAGATGTTCGCACACCGGTTAATCAGCGTTTCCATCTCTGGGAATTCTGCTGCCTCGATATTGAAGTCCTCTTCGGCTTGTTTTTTGAATATCATGTTAAACCACCTTTTTAGCGTTGTTATAAGTCCCATTATGCACTCACGCCCCAGTATTTTATCTCACCCTGTCTACGTGCTTCTGCTGCTTCTTCAAGCGTGTCATGCCTGCCTAGATCAACTTTTTTATTATCTACATAGATTGTTGCTCTATATTTCCCTCTGTCCATGGAAACACCAGTAACACCAGTTGAATTTATTTTTTCCATTCTTTTGTTTCTTGCCTGCTGAGTCCATGTTGCCCATCTGCAATTTTCTGGCGAATAGTCCGAATTTGTGTCTATTCTATCAATACTCAAATTATCAGCATATCCATTTTCTAATGCCCATAGAACAAACGCTTCTGAACTTTTATTCCATTCTTTGCAAACCTTTATTCCTCTTCCGCCATAGTCTTCATAATCTTTGTCATTGGGGTTATTGCATCTCTGACGAATTCCCTGCCAGATTTTATATATTCGTCTATATTTTAGGCTATATCCTCTTTTAAGCATTAGTCCCTCTTCTCCTCCATAATGATTCTGTTGCGTATCTACAAGCATCGACTAAATGGTTGTTCTCGTCAGGATATCCACTTATAACGTTTCCATCTTTGTCTCTTTCATATTCGTACTCTGAAAACTCTTTGTAAGCGTTAGGTGTTCTTTTGGGGTCAATAACAATAGTTCTTGTCTGAAGCCATTTCATAGAATACTCCACACTTCCAGGCCCTTTTATCGCACCCCTTGCTGGAAGTCCAAAGTCTCTATAATCATTGATTGATTTAGGCTCCGCAGAATCGCAAGTAATAGTATAATCATCGTATTTTCTTTTTAGAATCTCGTCTGCTGATTTCCTATTACTCCATTTATTTTCGTAAATTTCATCAATGAGATATATCTTTTCAGTGTTATGATTGTAATACAAACGAATAAAAGCATACGGATCAGGGAAAAATCCCCAGTCACACCCCTGAAATATTTTGTCCATGTGACTGATCTCTTCATCTGTAATATCTCTGATTTCCAGATATTCAAATACGTTTCCGCCGTCACCATTTGGAACACCCAGGTATTCATGCTCATAGGCTTCTGGATTGATTTCTTTCAGATGCGCTGCATCGTCAATAAACTTCTGTCCGAGCCACTCCGCCGGAGCTTCCAGATAACTCGAATGATGGATAACTCTTTTCGGGTTAGGCGTGAGCTTGATCCTGTTTACCCAGTTTGATTTTGATTTTGGTGGGTTATATGATGAAAAATCATAGGATTCATCGCCACCACGAAGCACTGACTGATTAACAGAACGTTCCTGGGCATCTCCCTTCATTTGGTCTTTTTCTTCTTTCCAGAGGATTCCGATATATCCAAACTCCGGCTTAATAGATTTCAGTTTGGTTTCATCGTCCAGACCACGGAAATATATTGTCTGTCCCGTCTTAATATACTTGATCTCAAGTGGTGACACCTTGCATTCAAATTCTTCCATTAGCCCCAGTTCGTTGATAGCCCATTTCATGTTAGCATATACAGAATCTTTCAGAGTGCCAGCCACCTGTCTTGTAATGCAGGCGTGCATCTGAGGATTATTCTTGATAAGTTCAACAATCTTAAAAGCTACGAATGAAGATTTCAGACCGCCTCGGCCGCCCTCGAATACATATTCAATATTGGGCTTAATCTGTCGGTTAATATCCACGAATGCCTTGCCAAGTACTCTGGCAGGAAGTTCATATTTTTCATCATCGTCTTTTGAAGCTGCTGTTAGCTGCTCCCATTTTTCGATAGCCTGTATATTTCCATCTGCCGCTTTTTTATACAGAGAAGTTGCTACGACTGCCATGTTATTTGCGTCTTCGTCAGCAATCCCCATTTTTGCAAGTTTCTTTTTTGCAGTACTTGATGCAGGACTTTCGGCTATAATTTTTACATAATCAGAAAGGGCTTTTTTTTGTCGCCTAGAATATCCAGATGCAATACCGCCTTTTCGTCCGTTTCTCACGGCTTCCTCACGGCTTTGATTGCTTGTAAATGGTTTTAAATTTTCCTCGTTTGCCATCCTATCAACATCCAATCATATCCTTTCTGAATTAAAACACCCTAGCATAGCTATAGTTATATACACTATAATACCACACTAGGGGTTATATACCTCTACACCACTTTTAGTTTTTATAAATTTTATAATCTTCCGGTCAATTTTGCCAAGTGATAGTATTCTGCCATAGTCCTGCGCTTATATCCGTAGAAATCATTTTCGGATACTGGCATATCCCGGAATCGTTCCATTGTCCGATATCCTATACAGTTCACTATGCTGTCGTATATCTGCGTTTCTATGCCTGGTGCATATTTGATTGACACTTGCAGAAGATTATACTTGTCATTCTCGTCAAGGTGTCTGAAATGACTTTGAAGCGCCGGTATATCGTCCGGCGGCACTCCATAGTCGGTTAGTGTAGCTTTTCTAAGATTCATTTATTTCACCTTCTTCATTCAAACTCCAGTCACATGGCATACCTCGAAAACATTCTGGACAGTGTTCGTAGAATCCGCAGCCTTTGCAATCCGCTGGCTGTCCAGTACAATATTGCTGTAGTACGTGGTATGCTGATATAGCAAGGTTTGGCGTTATGTCTGGTGTAAGTTTGTCTGGCATATTTATCACTCCTCTCAAATCGTATAAACATGCTGTTTTGGTGCTACTTTTCCGCGTTTCTTTCCTTTTTCGAAAGGCTTTACAAATACTTTCTTACCGCTTTTGTACGTTCTGTAATGTCCTCTTACGCTCCAACATGGGCAGCTGATTTGACTATGTTTTACGGATTTTTGATATAGATTATTCTCTACAACATATTCAATCAAATCATCAAGAAGAAGAATTTTATTATCTTTTTTTGACAAATGATTTTTCCCCCTGCTATTGACTTTTCTGCTTCTATCTACTTTTCTTATAGCTTTTTCCCTTGATTCAATCTTTTCCATTATGGTTATCAATGCTCGTATTATGAGTGTACAATAGTCGTGGTCAATTTTTTCGTATCTCCGATATACTTCATCCTTGACATCCGTAACTTGTCCCACTATTATCTGCATGCCATATTTTTCTGAAAATTGAATATAATATGACACTTCCGGAAATTTATCTTCTTTTTCTGGTATAGGCTCTGGAACTACTACCATTCCTTCATCAAGCAATAACTCTCGACTGTAAAGTTGTATAAGTGCCTCATGTACTTTATCTCCATCAATCAATCTAAGAGTAAAATCAGAAAAAATAAATTTACATTTCAAAATATCACCAAGCTCTTTAAGTGGTTTCAAATCTTTTATTTCACAAACAATAGTAGGAAAGAAATAATCATCCATTCTGCATCTCCTCCAACTTCTTCTCTATTGGATTAATAATCTCTTCCAATACCTGCTGCTCATAATTTTCTTTCCAGAATTTTTCTCTTTTCCAAAACGGAACTTTTTTTAACTTCACCTATTAAATCAATACACGCCATAGCTGTCAGTGTTCCCCAGCATCCATCACATGCTCTTTCATTACACCAATTTGTGAATTCTTTAAATTTCATTTTTTGAGTTCCTCCAGCTTCTTTTTGGCTTCTTCGCGGGTGAGGAATACGTTTTCGCCAATTCTCCGGCTAAAAAATATTCTTTCACGCAAATTATCATCTATACAATAAAACCTTTTTACGTGGTCATTTATAGATATTTTAATAATTGTATTCTCGGCAATTGTTTTATTACTGTAATTAACACTATATAATGTTCCATTAAGCTTACACGGCAATCTCACAAGCAAACCCTGTTCTTCTAAGTCTTCGTAAGTTTTTAATTCTTGCAGAAGTTTATAATTTTCAGAGCGTATTTTCTCATTATCAAGTTCCAATTGTACAGCTACTTTCATTATGTGAGTGATTTCTTCTTCAAGTGTTAATCTCTCCATCTACTTCACCTCTCCTTATCGCTTGCTTTTATCGCTCGTTTTTATCGCTTGTTTCTGTAATTTCTCTCAAGCAGGTATTCCAACCAACCGCAATAATATTTTTTTGTGATTCTACATTATCAATTGGAACGATATACTCTTTTTTCTCCGGCAGTGGCTTCAATGGACACCAATCGGGCTTGCCTTGACAATATCCATGTTCACAATCAATTTTCTTCATGAGAATTGCGTCTTCATCATCATCTGAGATTGAACAACATGCTTCAACACCTTCATCTAATTCATAGCAGAATCTACAATCTAAGCAATTCTCTGGCGTGTCAATCACTAATACTGATTTACTCACTCGCTTCACTTCCTCTCAACATCAGGCTCAAAGTGTTATATCCCGGACAAGTTCTGACTCCGTTTCTGGTATCTCTTAATAATGCGCAATATGGATATAATGCCATGACCTCATAGATGTGTTCTGTGGCATCTTCGCCACACTGGTCCATGTATTTGAAGCACTTTCCCGGTCTAAGAAAGTACCTTGCGCATACATACGCTTTTGTCCCGAATCTTACGCTTGCACTACTCATTTGTGTTCCTCCTTCCTAGAAAATGGTTCAAATCTTCTTTTCTGTTTGACATTTGGATATTTCTCTCTGTCCACGTCACTCGTAAACATAGCCAATGGTCTGCACCATGTTACAAGTGGGTCTGTAAAACACTTGTAAATCACCATGATTTCATCAGATTCTGTATGTACTGCGATATCGGTGACAATATAGGTTCTTCCTTTGAAGTGCTTATATCTTCTTCCGACCATGCTATCTTTTAACTTTCCTAATGTCTCAACTGATACGTTGCTCATTCAGTTTCACCACCTTTCACAATTTCGATTGCTAAAGCTATCGTCTGTTCTTTTTCAATGTATTTCAGCCTTTGCGTGCTGTCATTAATTGCCAAACATAGTTTAGATGCTCTCTTCTTTTCTTCTTCTAACTGCTCCACAACCTTATCCACATCAAAAGCTGTCGGCTGTTCGTCAATAACTGCACCTATTGCAAAATCCATATCCGAATTTCCAAGAGAGTCAATTATTTTGTCTGCATCAATTAAACGCATTTATTCATCCTCCCACACTCCCAACAACCGCATCCTCTCATACAGTACAGCGACGGTCTTGCGTCTGTATCCGTAGAAGTCTTTCGGGTTCATCGGGATATATCTTTCTTTGCTGATTTTCCTGTAGCTTTTCCGGTGTAGGATATTCTCGATAACCATATCCGCTATCACCGTGTTTTTCGGGCAAGCTGACAAGGCAGCACTGGAAAGCAGGTATCCGTACTCTGCCGGGAAGTCTTTCAGCATCGTATTCAGTTTTTCAATGTCCTCTGCTGGAATACCGTAGTCTTTCAGCTTTTTGTTCCTTGCCAACATACCATTCTCCTTTCTATTTGTCTGAGTGGTGTTTATCGTACATGATCGCTACGCATACAAGACCGACCACTCCGACTATGATTCCAAGGACGAATCCTAATAAGAATGTAATCATGTCTCTTCCTCCTTTTCGAAAATTGGTACTTCCATCTTTAGTCCTCCTCAAAATAAAATCTCACTGGCTCATCAGAATATTTTATGATTCCAAATCTGACCCCGACTTGAAATGGAACGCTATCTCTCTTTAATCTTTTAGGAATCTGATATACGTATTCTCTGAACTGCTCTAAATCAAGAGCGGCTTTGTAATGATTACAGCTTCTACATGCTGGAAGCATATTCGAAATGTCATCGTTCCCTCCTACTCTTAGTGGTTTTACATGGTCTACTTGCATATCTTTATAGTCAAGTACACATCCGCAATATGCACAATGTCCATTGCATTTCTTATACGCTTGCTCTCTCGTAGATTTTGAAATTCTTTTCCTTTTCATCTCATTTGTCATGCTTTCACCTCACTATCCTCTGGCATCTGAAAGACCACTGATTCTCTTATTAATTCCGTATAATCTTTTAGCACTTTAATTCCAGCAGCTACGCTTTCAGGAGTATCATAACTTCCCGTGTACGTCGCACCAGCTAATCCTGTACTGATGATTTTTGATGCTTCGAATTTCATATAGGCTTCCTGAATCATATCCAGTACTTTCATGGCTTTTGCTTTGGTGGAATATTCTCCGAGCAAGCAGCACCAACTCATATCTCTTCTTGCACTTATTACTCCACCCGAAACTTCGATATCGAATAAAAGTTCAAGTGTAGCTAAAACTTCCTTATTCTGACTTCTGATTAACATTTTGCGTCCTCCTCGTTGTTCGCTCTTTTATTCCATGCTTCTATTGCATATTCGGGATTGTTATAATGTCCTGTACCGCAAAGACAGTTACCGCATCTTACAAGATACTGAGCATTACCTAAATATCCCATTTCATCATCGGTAAAAATTTGCGCCTCTTCTCCACAAAACGGACAAGGTTTTAATTTCTCCATTTTCATCCTCACTTTCCCCATGTAAGCAACTGACACGCTATTGTGCAGTCCTCCATGATTTCTGTATTATTTATGTATCAATTCACCATTCTAATTTTGATACAACCTCGGTTTGCCGAGGATTCGTTATCACTTTCTGTATCTGTCTAAAATTTTCATTATCTTTTCTACATAATCAGCCATCTCAAGAATATCTTCGTCGTCCATCCATTTCAGTCCATATTTGTTTTCAAACTGATTAAGTTCAAACTCCATATCTCTTATCAAAACAAATTTCTCTGCCAGTTCATTTTCTTTTCTGGCATTTTCATCGTATTCGTAAAACTTTTCGCTTTTTCCATGTTCTTCATATATATCTGTTTCGATCTTGGTTCTTTTTGGAGTGATTCTTGTAATCTTAACCGGAATAATTTTTCTATGTCGGAACGTCGATAACCACCCGCAATTCACCGTTCTGGCAATTCCAACGGTATCTCCTACCTTTAAATCGCCTCTGCTGATTTCTTTTAACTTAATTTTCATTTCTCGTCCTACTTTCATTTAGCCAAATGCTACCTGCCCGTTATTCTGCATGACTTTTTATTTCTCCTGAAAAGCTTAATTCAATTCCTAGTTCTTCCTTGATAGCCTGCACATAATCAATCCATTCAGCCAAGCCCTGATTGATATAGTCCGAAGCTTTGTCCATGCCTGCCATGAACTTCTGGCATCTTTTCTGACCGAATCCAAATTCATCATGCAGGACAGCTATCGCCATGATCACGCAGCATTCAGATACAAGCTGTTTGATCTTCTCAGATGCTTTGTCCAGATCCTTTCTTGCCAGGGAAGTATGTATTCCTGTTACTCCCCTGAATCTGCATTCCTTTTCGAGGGCTTCAAGACCGCCCTCTCTGGTGATTCGTCTAGCAAGGTCAAGACCATCTTCTCTCCCGCGTTCATACTCTCGCATTTTATTCATTTCTTCACCTTTCCGAACCCGTATCCTGTCGGAGCATAGGCTCTATCAGTACTCGGGTGTGCTGTTTTAAGCAACCCATCATCAATAAGCTGGTTTAAATGTCTCCAGATGGTAGCTCTGCTTGCGTCTACTTTCTCGCAGATCTCGCTGACCGATGGTGCATATCCAACAAGTTTAAAGTAGCTTACTACATACATGTAGATTTCTTTTCTAAGTGCCTGTCCCTGTTCGTATTTGTTCTTAGTGTTGTACATTCTTTCTCACTTCCCTCTGTTTGGAATCTAATAACTTATTAAAAGCAACTAGACAATTCTTAATAAACTGTTTATCATTATCATCAGGACACATTTCCGCATACTCTCCAAGCTCTATCAGACGATCAGTGGCCTGCTTAGAATATTCGTCTGTAAGTTCGGCTGAATAGAAATCTTTTATAGCTTTCCAAAATTCAGTCATAAATTTTTGAATATACGGAATATCCTTTGCTTCTACTTTTATTTTTATCATCTCCTTTGAATATTGTATACAATATACTGTATACGCTCTATTTAATTTTATTTTATAAATATAATATATTTATATTATTTTAATATAAGTAACCTTTGTTAACCGTAAAGTAACCGTACTAATTTGTGTAAACCATTGATTTTACAGGTAGGTAACCGAGTAACCGAGTAACCCTGACTTTCTCATATAGGGAAACTTTTATACTCAATATGTGCATATAAATACTCAAATATATATATACAGAATCAAAGGTTACCTAGGTTACCCGGTTACCTTTTGAACGAATTGTTTGTTAATCAAACACAATATCGTCCGTAATTTCAAAATCATCACTACAATTCACGAATCCTTTCGGAATTTCATCTACAATTTTCAAAAACACACATTTGGTGACAATTCCGTCAAGTTTTTTTGCTTTGGTCGGATAACCTCTGCTGTCGGTTTCCACAAGTCCCTTCTTAACAGCCCATGACAAAAATGCTTTTCTGGAGAATCTTCCGATTTTGCATAAATCATCAAACGCTGCGCTATAGATTATTGCAGTTGACGTTTTCTCTACCGGGTCATTGTCAATAATTCCCCATCTTTCTGTTTTGATATCTGGGTTATCGTCGAATTTAATTCCGTTCATGGCAATCTTATCAAGTACAAACCAGTAGGCACGTTCATTTTCAGAAACCATTTCTTTCTCTGTCAGGAGGCTCTTCGCCGTCTCAATGTCAATGTACTGGCCATCATGGAACAGCTGATCTGTTGCGATTTTATCTGCTGTCAGGATAATGCTCATTGATATACTCTGCTTCTGCATTTTATCATCATCCTGTATAAGGCTCTGAAAATGCTTCTGTATGGCTTTTATATCGTCAATGGACATTTCCTTGACTGCGTTCACAAAATCGATTCCTGCGTATCCGTAGTTCTTTTTAAGAGTATCTGCGGTAAGCTGTGGATCATCAAATATCTTTTC